GAAACCGGTATTCTTACACTAAAAGCCAAAGGGTTTTCCAATTACCCCAAAGGCCTACCGTGGCTAGTGAACTGGAACCCAATAGCTATAGACCCGGCAGAGATTTTCACCAACATTTGGACTCATCTGCAGTCGTTTGACAATGGGGACCTAGGGGTTTCGATCACCAACATGGACGGCAGTACTCCGGCCGTCACTGGCACACAAATGCTTCCAGGGTTCAGCTTCAATGGTGAAGAGTTTGTACAAGATTTCTTCGCTATCTTCATTAGAGAGGTTGATCGGCTAGATTGCGGTGACTACCTAAACCGTTTGGCTCGTGACATACCGTTGGACTACTTTGAGACAAGCACTTTCAACGAGGCCAAGACAGCCATTAGTAAGAGTATCAAGATTGCGTATCCCTTTGGGGGAGTAGATCAAACAGACTTGATCTTCCGCCGTGGGGAGAATGTGCTAGCCGGTACTCCAAAGCAAGAGACTGAGATTCAGTGGTTCTCGGACATTACACTGAAAGGCTACTTCCCTGGTAAAGAGTACTCAGCCACCATTTCCAACGCAGATACAAACCGTTACCGAAGGGTAATGGACGAAACTGATTTAAGCCTAGATAGTAACGAGCGCGCCGCAGCCTGGGGACATAGGGCACTGACACGCCGAACGTTCCCAAACCAATACGAGAGCATCATCATTGACCCGTACCACCCAAACGCTCCGTTCGGGAGCTACGACGTCGGAGACTTGATTCGCATAGTAGGGCCTATGCCTTGGGTCGGGGACATGCTTGACGTCAAACACAAGATACTCGGTATCTCATGGGACGAGAAAAGCAATGCGGTACAACTAAGTACGATGGCAGAGGGTGCTTTCAACTATGACCCGATTGAGTACATAGAGCCATGAGTAGTTTTGGAGCGCCAGCGCCGAAGACTATTGAGTCAAGAGCCCTCGAGGACATCAATAGTCGGCAAAAGAGCTTTGTCAACAATGATTTTGTCAAAAACATACAGTGGCTAAATCAGTCGGTTGATACGCTATCTGCCTACACCCAGAAGCTCCAGCAAGGTGTAGATCAAGCGAATCAAGATGTGTTCGAACAGGTTACGGGCATTTTCGCTGACTTGTTCGTGATGTTCGCTGGCCTTGAACCAACAGGCATTCATGTTGGTGATGTCAAGTACATCATTCAGGGACTTGGTGCGTTGCTAGGGATTAACCCTGACACACCGTTCCCGTTGAACCTGTTTGAAGCAGCGTGGAACATGTTCCACACCTACATCTTTCCGTTGGATCAATTTTCGGACGTCATTTTCGACGCCATTGACGCGTGGGCAGTAGAGTTTGGTCTTAGCCCTGAGTTCATCGAATCCTTTACAGAGCTACGCGAGGCCATTGACGGCATCACCGATGATTTTGCCGGACTGCTTACTGCCCTTAAGAATCTGCTGGACGCTTTCGACTTCATCGATATTGATCTCCTCGGAGGCAGACTGGAGCCAATATTCGATCTGTTTGACTTTGACCTAGGACCTCTCAAAGACATCCTGATAAGGCTAGTGGACCTAGGCATTCCGTTCATCGATGCGCTTACCGCAATCATCAACGGAGGCAGTAAGTTCTTGACTGCACTGTCAAATATCGTTGGCAGCCAAATCGGTACTCTCAGTGAGAATTTCGTACCGGATGTAGACCAAAAGACCACACTGTGGTTTATTGGAGGTGCTGGCACAGACGCTACCGCGTGGGTGTTTGACGCGGCCGAAAGTGCTACCGGCACAGATGGTTCCTTTACGACTACAGGCAACACCACAAACAAAACCGTATTGACACAAGAGACTTTCCCTGTTACTCCAGGCCAGAAATTCACCATCAAAGCCAAACTGAAGTGGACTGGAGTACCTAGCGGTTCTAACCAATTCGGAGCACAGCTGCAGTGGTACTTTGACGCCAGCCCTGTAAGCGCTACCAACTTAGATATTCCGGCAGGCCACGGAGGTACCGGAGGTTGGGCAGACTCCATAAACGTTACGGACGTAGAAGTTCCGAATGATGTCAACGGTGTCAGGATTGGTGCACGTATCGGTAGCGGTGTTACCAGTGGGCGTGTGTGGGTAGACGAAATCAGTGCACAATTACAAGGTAGCATATCAAGATCGGTTATCGATGGCTTACAGGACATCCTGGATGGACTGTTACCGTTTAACCTATTTGATGAACTCACTGGTGTTGACGGTAGTGGTCCGCTTGACGTAATAGGTTGGCTCCAGGGCAGACTGGATGGCCAGTCGCCGTTGAACGCTTTGAATCTGTTCAATGTACCGTGGCTAACAGGCCTAATCCCAATCGGACACATAGGCAATGTGCAAGAGCGCAACCTAATCGATGACCCCTATTTCCAATCTTTTACTGGCTCTAGCGGTTTCGTTCGGGATGACACCACATTCCACAGTACAATCGGTGCCAGTGCCAAAGCTGTTGGTGACGGTACTGCCAAGGACCTACTGTCTAATAGGATTCCAGTTGATCCTGGACAAAAGGTCAAGATATATGCGTGGGTTAAATGGGCTTCGTTGGTAGGCACAGGAACACCTATCAAAATTGGGCTAACCTACTACCTGGCCAATGCCCCTGTGTTGCAGGTAGATTTGCAGCAACGCAGCACGTCACCGTCAACAACAGACTGGACACAACTAGAATCTACTACTACCGCACCAGATAACGTTGACTCTGTAGTGTTGAGGCTGACTGTGTCTTCAGCACTGACTGCAGGCAATGTATGGTTTAGTGATACATGGCTTTCCCACCCGGAGACAAAGCTGCGCTCCGGCCTTGTCGACGGCCTAGACGATTTTATTGGGGAAGCTCAAGACAACATATCAGATTTGTTTGACAATTTGCTAGGTAAAGTAGATCACTCGGACTTCATAGACCTCAAAAACACCCTCGGTGGAACCATTGGCAGTGGCATAGAAGACATAGCCGATAGACTCTCTAACTTTTTGGATCACAGCAGTCCACTAAACGCGGACAACATTAACGCAGGAAACATAGACGATGCATTTGTTTCAGGCGTGCGCAACATCATTAACAACTGGGTCAGCAACATCCGAAACATAGGTAACACAGCAGATTTCACCCACACAGACTTGGCAGATGCTGCAGCTGCTCAGTCGGCAGCAATGACAGGCTTGGCATCGCAGGTTAGCCAACTGTCCCAAACGTTTACGGACGGTGTGACAGAGGGCGACGATTTCGAGCGTACATCGTCAAGCGGTTTGGGCTCTGGCTGGATAGTCTACAAGAGTGGATCTGGTACTCCTGCTACGCCAAACGGGCACGATGTCAGCTGGATACCCAGTGGTCACGGTGACTGCGACTTCCTTGCCATCAGGAACACCGGTAACATAAGGTCTACCACCAACTTCCAGGACGTTGAAATAGTTCTTGCGAGCTCACCGACAGCCAAACAAGTACTGTTACTGCAAGATTTGGTGTTTGCATCCAATGACATTTGGTGCCGAATCAGTGACGCTACCACTAGCCTGGCAAACGTTACCGGAATTCGCTATCGTTTCATGTACACCGGATTGTGTGTAGTTACTAGGTTTGTCAACGGCATAGGGACAGATCTAACTTCAGGTCCCATTAACTTGACTCCAGGCGCAGGTACTGTTCTTGGAGGTTTTGCCGGAAAGTCAGGCACCGCTAGGTATTTCGAGCCAAGACTTAACTACCGCGCAGCTATACCAGGCATCACCGAGGTTGGTGTGGCTTCGGGACTTGGTGCAGCATATACCCGTTGGGGTTTCGGTGGACAGGTACAGGGTTACAACTTCCCGTTGCCGTCAAGCCAGACTCTTATTGGTGCCATACGACAGTGGAGCGCAAAGGATCAATTCACGTGAGTTGGTCTGATAGCTCTGATCCTGTCGAGTGGCCGTTTCGGTCTACTTGGGTGGGTTTATCTCCGCAGCAAGGCTTTCGGAGCGGTAACACCTGGACGTCTAAGCTGGAACGTGTCGGGCCTTTCAATAGCGAAGGCACACTAGCGTGTATCGTTAAACCTATACGCGACAACGACGGGGACTTTGAAGGCGAAGGCACCCTGGGTTGCACTCTGTTGCAACGTGAGTATCGCACTGTCAACCTGAGCGGCAACGGACTCCCCACGGCGGGAGCCACCCGAACAGTTGCACTTGACGTAAATCTTAGTGGCTCAGGGCAATTGAGCAAAGAGTCCAAAGACGGTTTGGATTGCGTTATATCAAGTAGTCTTTTGTACAAGTTGTCTGG